AAAGACTTGGGATTAGATGATGACGAAATCCAAGCGTTAATAGGAGTATAACAATATGGCATTAATTACATTAGGAGCAAACTCTGGTAAAGGAAAGGTTTTGCAAGTTGTATCAGATAATATTACTAGTTCTTTTTCAACATCTTCTCAAAGTTATGTTACTACTTCACAAAGTTTATCAATAACACCATCTTCTTCTTCTAATAAAATTTTAGTTTTATTTGATTGTAAAATAGCTACTCTAGCTGCAAATACTGGTTTAGGATTTGAAATTAGAAGAAATGGAACAGCAGTAGCAGAAAATACAGCATATACAGCAACAGTAAGTGGTAATTTAACAACTAATGGTAATACATCTGTTTTAGATACACCAAACACTACTTCAGCAACAACTTATGAAGTTTTTTTTAAAGAAACTGCTTTATCTGGAACTGTAAATATTTCACAAAGAAGATTACATTTAATGGAGATAGCTGGATGATTATAGAAGCAATACTTAAAATAAATCCAAACGCAGAAGTATCTGTTAGAGGAACTGATATTAACACTTGTGAAATAACTTGGCACAATGGAACACCAGAAATATCTAAAGCTGACATAGAAGTTAAGATGACAGAACTACAAGCAGAGTATGATGCTAACCAATATCAAAGAGATAGAGTTTATCCTAGCATTGGAGATCAACTAGATATGTTATGGCACTCAATAGATCAGAATCCTAAATTAAAATCTGAATACTTTGAGTTCTATGAAGCAATTAAAGCAGTTAAAGTAAAGCATCCTAAGAATGGCTAATCTATACAAAAACGCTATGTTTGATCTTACAACGACAAACAAAACAACTGTATATACTGTACCTGCAGATAGAACAGCTTTAGTTAAAACTATACAAGTTACTAACATTCATAGTGGAGCTAATGAAGTAGAAGTATTTACTACAGATGCATCAGATTCTAATGCAGAACATGAAATAGCTCATGTATCTTTAGGATCAAAATCAGTTGAAAATTTAGCTAAAGGAACTATAGTATTAGAATCAGCAGATACATTAAAATTAAAAGCACAAACTGCTAACGATATAGCAGGAATAATAAGTATATTAGAATTGTTTGACGAAAAAAGTACATAATGCAATTGGTTCAAATACCTAAAGAAAACATTGAAGAAGTATGGTCTATAGTTGTTAAAGATATTGCAGACGCATTAGCTAGATCTAATGGATATGCATTGGCAGACCATATAAAAAAATGGATTCTTGAAGATAAAATGCAATTATGGATTCTTTGGAGTCTAAAAGATAAACAATATTATGGAACAGTGGTTACTGAAATAATACAAAGACCATTACAACGATGTCTTAATATAAAAATTATGACTGGTAAGCATCGTGAAAAATGGCAACATTTAATAAAACATATTGAAGATTTTGCCTGGCAAAACAAATGTGATTTATTAGAGTTAGTGGCAAGACCTGGGTGGAAGAAAGTTCTAAAACCTTTTGGTTATAAAGAAAGTCATATATTATTAGAAAAGAAAAAGGAGAAATAAATTATGTCATCAGGAGGAGGAGGAGAAGGTAGTGCAACAACAACTACACAACCTTACGCACCAGCAGAACCTGCATTAAATCAGATTTTATCTGAAGCTGGGACTATATATGGTCAAGGGCCAGGAGCAGCAGGATATGTTGCACCTACTACACAAACTATGCAAGGCATAGCTGCACAAGAACAAATGGCTACAGCTGCTAACCAACAAATATTAGATACTATCCAAGGCAACTATACCAATCCATTTTTATCTCCTATGATTGCACAAGCTGGTAAAGATATTTATTCTAGTGTTGCTGGACAGTTTAGTGGAGCAGGAAGAACTCCTGGATCTCCATTAATGCAGTCTCAAGTTATTGGACAAGTAGCAGATAAAGCTATGCCTTTAGCTTTCCAACAATTAGAAAGAGAAAGAAATAGACAATTATCTACAGCTCAAAGAGTACCTAGTTTAACAGCAGTAGGTGGAGCTTTAGAAGATATACAAAGACAACAACAAATGGCACCTCAACAATCATTAGCTCAGTACTATAATACTGTAGCACCGATTGCTTTTGGATTGCCAACACAACAACAAACAAGCCAAGCACCAGCACCTAATGCATTCGGTATGGCAGCAGGTGGAGCTATGTCAGGAGCTTCAATAGGAAGTATGGTTCCAGGAATAGGCACAGGCATGGGAGCACTTATTGGTGGTGGCATGGGATTATTAGGAGGACTATTATAATGAACTTAAAAGAACATATACCACATTTTTTAAAAGAACATAAAAAAGCAATAGCAGTAGCTGTTGTTATTTTAATTATAGCAATAATTATATAAGGATAAATTATGTCAGGTGGAGGTGGATCTTCTTCAGATGGAGGTGGTGGAAATGATATGCAAGTATCAGGAATGGAAGCTGCATTATCTTCTGAAAAAGGTATAAGTACACACGCAGATACAAGAACAGGATCAACTAGAGGTTACGAAGGATCTGATGCAGGATTTGCTGCTAACGATAATAGTTATGCTGGAGTAACTCCATCTATGTCTAGTATTAATCCTAATACTGGTAAATTTGAAAGTGGTGGTTTTGTAAATTCAGATGATGAATATGATGAACCTGATAAAGCTCATTACAATCAAACACAAAAAGATATAAGAAATGTTAATAAAACATTAAGAGAAAATAATCAAATTGACACTAAAATGTCAAAAGAAGAATATGATAAATTTAATAAAGATCTTAATGAATATTATGGTACAGAAAACGAAAGATATGAACCATATGGTAGAGCAGGAAAAGGTACTGTTAATTTAACATTTAAAGAACATTGGGATAATGTAGGTATGCAAAGTCCTACAATGTCTAAATCTCCTACATTAAGATTTTTAGCAGCTAGTGGTAGAAACATTAGTGAATATTTAACAAGTGATTATGGAACTTATAAATATGCAGGGCCAGGTACAGATTCTGGTGGACTTTTAGGAAATTTTGGTGGAACAGGTGGAACACAAGTGTCAAGACAAGATAGAGAAATTATGAAAAACATTGCACCTGAAGCTCCATATATTGTATCAGGTATTGCTAAACCAAGTAATTCTCCTGCAGCTAATTGGTTTAATAATTTAGGAAATACTAGTACAAGTGGTGGTTTTGATTTAGCAACAGAATATGCTGCTGCTAAAAATGCAGTATCACAAACATTAAATAATAGAGGGCCAATGGGTATGTTAGCTGTTAGTGACAGTCCATATTATGATTGGCTTAAAACAAAGAATTTAGATAGAGGAATATTATAATGAGTAATACATATAGCATATTTGAAGATTGGAAAAAAACACTTGGTTCATATTATGATCAAGCAGAAACTGGTTTATTAGGTAGAAAAGATATTGTTGCTGGAAAAGATATGGGCACTAGATCAGGTGGTGTTTTAGGTGGTGATGGTGTTTATGATAGAAGTATTAATTATGCTGGTAAAAAATTTGATGAAGTAAAAAATACTAGTGTAGATCAAATAAAAGATTACGCATTAGGCGAAGATAAATTAGTAAGTTCTCCTAGTATTGGAGAAACAGTAAGACCTGGATTTAAAGGATCCCAAATGGATCAAGATATAAATAAAGGTTTAGACAAAGGTATTGAATTATTTGACAAAGGTATAAAAGCTAGTGTTAAAAAAGGTAATGAAATGTTTGATGCTATGTTTCCAAGTGAAGGAAACTTAAATTCTATATCTAAAGCAGACAAAGATAAATTTATAGCAGGTTATAATAAAGGTCAAGTAGATCCTAAATTATTTAATGCTATGAAAGAAAAAACAAGCCCACTAGGTGAAAAAGATGTTGGTACATTAGAAAAAATTATGGGTATTGATTTTGATACTGCTAAAGCTAATTGGAAAGATAAAGGTGGATTTGAAGGACTTATGTCTAATCCTGCATTTACTTTAGGACTAGCATTGATGCAATCATCAGCTAATGGTAAAACTATTAACCAAGGTATATTAGATAACTTTATTACATCTGCAAAAATATCATCAGAATTTAAAGATAGAATTAAAGCTAGAGGATCTATTATTGGCCCTGCAAGTGCAGAAGAAATAGGTCAAGTAGAAGCATTTTTAGAATCAAAAAAAATAGGAAGTTCTGGATTTATGGATAAATTTAAAGATTTCTTTACTGGTTCAACCAATGAAGCTGATTATAAAACAATGCTTAGTGATATAGCTCAATATAATAATAAAAGAGCTGCTGAACTAGAAAAAAAAGGTAAAAAAGTAGTTAAAGATGAAAGGTTTATGGAAGCAACTATAAACGAAATGAGACAAAAAGGTTTATTAAAAACTAAGAAAAAGGGTAAAGACAAAGGATTTCTTTCTAACATTAATCCATTTAGAACTAAAATTGAATCTAAAGATGCTGGTAGTGCAGGTCTTGGATTTAAAGCAAGAGGTGGCCCAGTAGAACAAGGTAAACCTTATGTTGTTGGAGAAGAAGGGCCTGAAATTATAATACCTAGATCTGATGGTAATGTACTATCTAATGATGACTCACAAATTTATGCTATGTTATTAGCATCTAACCCACAACTACAAAAGGTCTCTAGACAAAGAGCTGAAAAGATTCTTAAAAATAGATTCCCAGAATATTTTGAAGGATAAATATGATTAAAAAAATAATACTTAGAGGATACAGTAAAAAATTTAAAGGTACTCAAAAACTACCTGCACAAAAAGCACCTAAAATAAAAAGAGATCCTATTAATGTAGCTACTGAAGATTTTAGAAATAGAATGGGAGATAAACCTGAATTTATGGGTTTTTCAAATGTATCAGCTTCTAATTTAGCAGCAGAAAGTGTAGCAAGTAAAATTGCTACTAGATCTTTTCCAAAAGATTTAAAAAATGCATTAAAAGAAACTAGAAATATAACTGCTGCTGGAATTAAAGGTAGAAAATTAAAAGTAAAACAACCTACTAAACCTACATTTGCACAAACAAGTTCAGGTGTTTTTAAAGGTTCTAGTGTTCCTAGATCAAAACCTAAATTAAAATTAGCCAAAGGACAAGGTGAATTAAAAGCATTAAGACAAGCTGATTTAAAAGAAGAACAAAGGTTTGAAAAAGTAATGCGAAGATATACAAGTAAAACAAAAGTTAGTCCAATCAAAAAAAGAACAGCTCCTACTAAAACTCCTATGGATTATAGAGAAAAAGCTGCATTTAGAAATACACAATCTAGTTGGGGATTTGACCCTGATGCTAAACCAGACTTTAGTTCTGATTTAATGACAGGTACTTCTAAAACTAGAAAATCATTAAACATGAAACCAAAAAGATATATATGGAAAAATAAAAAATGATATGGCTAATGACTTCAATCTTAATGAATTTAAACTAAAAGACCCAGTACGTAATATCGGAGATGGATTACAAGAACCCATTAAAGATAGTACGCCTGGGTTTTTTCAGTCTTTAAAGAATCCAATAGATCTTTGGAGAGAAGAATCATTACCTGCATCATTGTATCAATGGATTTCAGGCAACACTAAAAAGAAACAAGCTCAAGAAGCATACGATTATTTAAGAAATAATCCAGATAAACGTGGTGGTAAATTCTACCAAGAAGCAGAACGAATAATGAGTCGTTTTGGTTATTTGTTAGATGAAGGGCCAATGAACATAGACCTAAAAGAAGTTGGGAATATGATGAAAGCCAATCCTAAAATGTTTGGTGCTGAACTTGTAAACATGATGATGGCAGATCCATATTTATTGTTTATGCCTATGGGTTGGAGTGCACTAGGTAGAGGTGTAGTAAATAGTTTAAGATTAAAATACTCTAAAGCATTTACTATGACTAGGCAAAAACCTAAGTTATTAAAATTAGCTCAACAAGAAAATGTTGCTAACTTAAAAGTAGGTGCGTTTGCCACACTAGCAACACCCTTTGTATTTTCTACAGTATGGCAAGGTTCAGAAGATAGAACATTAGATCCTAAAAGAACAACTATAGAAACTACTGTAGGTGCAACAGCAGGTGCTGTTATATCTGTAGGATTTGCAGGTATGAGTGCTGCAGCAAGTAGAGCTCTTAGTGTACCTAAGATTAGAACAGATAACGCTACAACTAAAGTATTAAAAAACAATGGTGTAGATCCTAAAAAATTAATAGAAAAAACAGAAAATGGTAGCTACAAAAGTGTAGATGAACTATTAAAAGAGTTAAGAAAAGAAGTTAAAGATTTAGAAGATCCAGTAAAATTTAATGCAGTAGCAGCAGAAATTACATCTGCAATGAGACCAGCTATTGAAACTGGTTGGGATATGGCAGTTAATACTGCAGTTAAAGCTAGTGCAATTGGTGGAGTTGTAGGAGCAGCACAATTTCTTACAGCAGATGATGACAAACTTGTAGCAACAGCTAAAGGATTTGGAGCAGGTGCAGCACTATATGGTGCAGCTAAAATATTAGGTAGAAACTTTGGTAAAGTAGATACTGAAGTAGCATTAGCTGGTGAATCAGCATTAGATGCTATGAAGTTTGGTACAGTCAAAATTAATACATCAGCTCAAAATTTATCTAATAAAATTAAAGAAGCATTACCAGACGCTATAGATTCTAGACGTAAAGTATTTTATTACATTACTAAAGCTAGTGTTGATCCTAATACATTTGAATTTAATCCAAAATTAGGTGCTATACCAGCAAGTAAACTTACAGCTAAAGAACTAGAAGTTGCTAAGACTGTAGAAAAAATATTTAAAGATTATAACAAAATTCTTGGTGAAGAAGGTAGTCAGTTGTTTATGAATCAAAGAGCTAACTACTTACCTTTAATGTGGGATCATTATAATCATAAACAGCAACCATTTAGATTTGCATCAGAGTTTGATAAACAAATATCTGGGCCATCAGGTAAATTTCAATTTAATAGACGTGGTGTATTTGCAGACATTAACGCAGGTTTAGTTAAAAATTATAAAATACGTCCAGGCATGGATGACCCTTCTGAGTTAGTTAGAGTATATGGTTTTGCTGCGTCTAAAGCATTAGCTACTAGATCTTTAATTACACATTTAGAAAAACATAAAGTTAATAATAAAGCTCTTATGTTTAGATCTGTAAAAAATAATGTAGACATGAGAGACTACGATGAATTTATACATCCTTACTTTGAAGGTAAAGGAGCTGTATTTGTTCATAAAGGTATGCATAGATCATTACGTATGGTATTTGATGCTACTGAAGAACAAGCATTTATGGGTGCATTGTTTACAACTAACCTTATGATGAAAAGATTAGCTGTTGGTTTTTCATTCTTTCATGCAGGTGCTCTAGTAGAAAGTATGTTATTTGCAGGTAACAAACTTAACTTTATTAAAAAGACTTTAGATCCTAGAAAAAAACCTGAGTTATTAGAGATGGTTAATAATCCTAATAAAACTATTACAGAATTTCCAACTGCAATAGAACAATTAAAAGCAGCAGGTTATACTGATGTAGCAAGATTTGCACAAGGTTCTGGTTTACAAATTACTACTCCTGAAGATATAGGATTTGATAGATTTTATTATAACTTAAGAGGTATAGATACTTTCTTAAAAAATCATTTTGGTATTTCTTCTGGTGGACAAGCAGAAAAAGTATTTAGATGGTTTGATAGAATTACATGGGATAGAGTATTTACTGCAGCTAAACTACATACATTTTTACAAGTATTAGATTCACCTAAACTTAAAGGTGTACCAAACACTTTAGTTATAAAGCCTGGCGACACAATAGGTCAGATATATGCTAAAGCAAGTAAAGCAGCACAGTTTACTAATGATGCATTTGGTGGACAAAACTGGGAACAAGTAGCGAACAGAATAAGAACACCTTGGCTAAAACAATTAGCACAAACTACATTACGTCCAGGATCTAGAGGCTATATGCAATTGTTATTGTTTGCTCCTGACTGGACAATATCTAACATAAGAATTATTGCTAAGTCTTTACCAGCTTTTGAAAGCGATGAAGGTCTTAGAAGAATGTATCAATATTATTTTGCAAGAGCTGCACTTACATATGCAGCTGCAGGATCTGCACTTAACTATATATTTAGTGGTCACTCTATATTAGAAAATACAGATCCAACTAGAATTGACTTAGGGAATGGTCAAGTATTAACATTCTCTAAACAACTTATGGAACCTTTCCATTGGATAACAGATCCACAATCTACAGGTCTTAAAAAGATTGGATCTTTACCAAGAACAACAATAGAAGTATTAACTAATAAAAAATACTTGACTACTAAATGGAGTCCAAACATTACATCAAAAGATGATGATGCTATTGAAAAAGGTTTATCTATAGGAGGTCATGTTGGTAAAAGATTTTTACCTATTTGGCTGCAACAAGCATCAGCTTCAATAGAACAAGGTTTGCTAAAAGATGGTCTATCTTTAGACTTAGCAGCAGACACTTCTGTTGATTTTGTACTAGGGCAATTAGGTCACCCTAGATATAAAGGGCCTAGATATACACAATACAAAACGAAAGGGTTAGTAAGGTCTCCTTACGAAACATTATTCTAATGAGTAGACACACAGAAAATAAAGAAGAACTATTAAAGGTTCATAATAGAATAGATCTTATTGATCAAAAACTAGATACTTTAGAAAACAATCATTTAGCTCATATGCAAAAAGATATAGATAGAATTATATATATTATATCAGCTATTGGTTTAGGTTTATTAGGACAATTTTTATATTTGTTAACTAAAAATTTATAATGAAATTTACTTTATTGATGCTTATATGTTCATACGTTGCAGGTGAATGTATGACACCATATCCTATGCCTACACAATATACTAATATGTATAATTGTTTAGAAGCAGGGTATAAAGAATCATTAAAGAAACTACAAGAAATTGGTCCACAAGATGTAAATGAACACGAAATTTATTTAAGGTTTGTTTGCAAAGAATATGAAGCACTAAAATTACCAGCATAAAGTTGTACCTTAGTTGCTAGACATATTCGCCAAATACTTGTAAAACCTATAATATGCTTCGCAAATCAATACTTGTTATAAGTGATCAACACGCACCATATCATCATATAGATACACTTGACTTTTTAAGTGCAATCAAAGAAAAATATAAACCTGACTGTGTAGTAAACATAGGTGATGAAATGGATTGGCATAGTATATCATTCCACGATTCACATCCTGGTTTATATTCGCCAAGTCATGAGCTTGTAGTTGCTAAGAAGTTCTTTAAAGAATTAGAAGAACTATTTCCTAGGCAATATATAATGGATTCTAATCATGGTAGCTTAGTTTTTAGAAAAGCTACTAGACATGGTTTACCTCATGAGATCTTTAAGTCATATAATCATATGCTTGGAGTAGGCAAAGGTTGGACATGGCATGAAGATTTGGTTATTAAAGCATCTAATGGTCAAAAAATTTACTTCTGTCATGGTAAATATAAAGACGTACTTAAAGTTGCACAGCAATATGGTATGTGTACTGTCCAAGGACACTATCACACATCATTCAAAATAGATTATTGGAGCAATCCTAATGAACTACTTTGGGGTATGCAAGTTGGATGTTTAATTAACATGAAAAGTTTAGCTTTTGAATATAATAAATTACAAAAGTCTAGACCAGTAATAGGAACAGGAGTTATCATTGATGGATTACCAATATTAATCCCAATGGTTTTAGATAAACATGGCAGATGGAACAAAAAAATTACCTAGAGGTATAAGAAATAAAAATCCAGGCAATATCAAATTAGGTACTGACTGGGATGGACTGGCAGATGAACAATCTGATCCAGTTTTTTGTGTATTTAAAGAAGCTGTATGGGGTATTAGAGCACTAGTTAAAATACTTTTAACATACAGATTTCACCATAAAAGATTTACAGTAGAAAGCATTATTGAAAGATGGGCTCCACCAAGTGAAAACGATACAGATGCTTACATTGCATTTGTTTGCAGAAAACTTGGAGTAAACCCTACTGATGAACTAAACAATACTATTGAAGATTATTTACCATTAGTAAAATCAATTATACAAATGGAAAATGGTATGCAGCCATACGATGATGAGCTGTTAGTAGAGGGGATGTACAAAGCATGGGAAGGTTTACCGACAAATTCTACAGCTTCGTAGAAAAATACGCATCAAAAATTAGCACTTGGTGTTGGCATAAACGTGTCAGCATATTAAGAACTAAACAAAAAAAGAAAGGTATTAAATAATGTGGTTTAATTTATTATCTATGGGTGTAAAGACTGCTAGTCATATATACCAGAACAAACAAAGAACAAAACAATTAATGTCAGATGCTCAAATGAGACACGCTGAGAAAATGAGTACAGGTGAGATTGAATATAAAGCGAAAGTTATTGAGAGTAATGATAAAGGCTGGAAGGATGAGTTTGTCCTTGTTCTTATATCTGTTCCTATCCTTATATTGGGGTACTCTGTGTTCACTGACGATCCTGAGATTCGTAATAGATTAGATATATTTTTTGAATATTTTAAACAACTGCCCTACTGGTATCAAGCTATATTCATAGGAGTCGTTAGTGCTATTTATGGTCTTAAAGGTGCAGACATTATGCGTAAACCAAAGTGACCGAAGTAAGAGGTGAATGTAAGTGGTGTAATAGAGATATTGGCATGACTGAAGCATTTATATCATTAAAAGATAACGAATATTCTTGTATAAAATGTTATAAAAATTCAGGACATATGTTACCTTTTTGGGAAAAAAACAATAGGTTTAAAGATGAGAGACACAAAATCATTAGAAGAACACACAAAGAAAATAGAATACAAAGAAAAAGAAATGGAGCTGTTTAAGCAGCTTAAAAAAGAAGTAGAAACTAATGCGTATGGTACTAGAGAATACGTTATTAAAAAAGGTATTAATAAAGGAAAAATTGCTAAATGAAAATTAGTGAAGATACATCTGTAAGTATGCCAATTAAAAATATGTTAGCAATAGTTGCTGGTGTAGTTATGGGTGTATTTGGATATACAGAAGTAACTGCTAGACTTACATCATTAGAAACTTCAAGAGAACTATTTGAAAATGATTTACTTAAAAAATCTGAGCAAGTACCTACCGACCAGGAGCAACATTTTTTATTGGAAGATCTTTATAAAACTGTAGAAAAATTACAGTCTACTCAAGAAATGAATATGACTAACAAAGTTAATATAGAATTTCTTAAAACACAATTAGATAAAGCATTAGAAGATATTGAGCATCTTAAAGATAAAGTAAGAGCTAATGGTAATGGAGCTCATTAATGGAATTAATTGTAGCTTTACTTATGATAGTAAATGGAGAGATCAAAGAACATAGAATACAAGTATCTATGTCTGATTGTCTTAAAGGTAAAAGAATTGCTATGCGTACTAATAAAAATAATAACATAGTTTACCAATGCATAAAGTCGATGGCTGAGCTCGAGTCGAACATAGATGGTAGTAAAAGTATAAAAAAACTTATATTAAATTAACTATAATCTCTTTCTATAATCATTTCAATAAAGTGTATTGCTTTAAGCAAATCATCTTTACCACCTTTGTCCTGGTGCCTAATTATATATTTGATTGCACATCCTTCAGGAAATAGAAGTTTGTTTTCTACTACAAATTTACTTGGTTGAATTTTATATTTTTGGTAGTGACTACCTTTAATCTGTTTGTTCCAAACTTTGCTCATTAAATGTTAACCTAAATTTACCTTTATGTTTATATTTTTTTCTTGGTTTACTCAATACTCTATGTTGATCTTCATTTAAAGTATATAAATCTAACTTCATAGCAGCAGTAAATTTTCTACAAGCTATTTCAGGATCTATTTCTGCATAACTACATATAGTTCTAAAGTCTACTGAATTACCTATAAGCCAATCAATAGCATTACGTTTATCTATAAGATAGTATTTATCTAAACCATCATACATAGCATCATGTATTGCTTGACTAATTACTGCTCTAAACAAATACCTCTCAGGACTTTTCATCTATAACTTCATATGTCATTCGCTGTTCTATTGTTTCAGTCTCCTGCCAATTTAAAGTTTTAGGATCTATAGCATTTAATATCTTTAATGCTTCTTCGTCTGACGTTGCATTAACAAATATTTCTGTATAAGCAGGGAGTATTACCCATCTTTTAAACTTATAAATCATATATTGTTTTTACGTCTACTTGCTTCTAGTGTTCTAAATAAATCTATAATAAGACCTTCTTTATCACGTTTGTTTTCTAATGTTGATGATTTAACTTCTGCTTGAAACAACTCATCTATTGCAGTTTTATATGTATCACTTGCATAGTAAGATTGTTCTTTGGCAGATATACTTTTATCTTCTGTGTTACCAGTTATATGTAATGCTTTTTTACGTTTAAGTAATCTATCAAGATACTTAACATTAGCATTAGCTTCTGCATTACTTTGATCTGTTTCAGATAAAAATGCTAACGCTTTTTCTAATCGTTGTTCTGTAATCATCTAATCCATTCTCCTTTTTTTGATTTGCAATAATGTGCCCAGACTATAGTATTTTTATATAACACTCTAGTTTTTTCTTCATTCACT